TGTCGACAAGATCCAATGTCCAATTTGTCTCAACGATATATCCCATAATCGTTATATTACGACAAAGTGCGGGCACGACTTTTGTACTAAGTGCATGTATGAGTGGCTTTCCATAAAACAGACATGTCCGATATGTAGAACAAACAATCCCTTACAACATCTCCGTATGCCACAAGTATCGGGACTCATGGAACTAGGGCATTGTACTATCGCTCGTAATGGAAGAGTTCTCTCAAGAACAGGAGCAAGGATGGTTGTTCGCACCCCTGATGCCCTCATCACAATCATCCGCGGAAAAACAGCGATTAGATTGAAGAAACAAGATATTACCGATATACGATTTGACCTATCTAGATCGCGAGTAGTAATACACAGTGTTTCCCCACCCCAACTTTGTCGGCCATCATGTATAGTAGCAGAGTATATCCTGGATCCTGATATTTTGCATACATTTGTGATATTCATTCATGAGTGGTGGTAAACTAGGTAGAGAGATACACCTATTACAATAAATGGAGCGTCCTGATATTGAACATACCATTGACAAACCATCGAAGTCAGTAAAGGTTGATGGGATTCATAAACAGCCAACAAGTCAGTGTTTATGCTCTGCGTGTATAAAGACAAGAATGCCCTGGGCATATCAAAATCTATAGAATCATATCGAGAAACACCGATTCCTTGACCGAATACAGCGTTCCAGCGTGTGATTATAGCACTTATCACTATGGCACTTTGGGAACATCCACATACTGTAATTATCTGACGTAAAATCAAGGCTATCATTACAGAATATGTCATAGTCATCTTCTTCCTTCATCATTCGAATCAGATGAACAGCTTCGTGGAGAGAAAGAGCATATTTGCCGGCGACTCGGATAATGTCGTTGAATGTGTGGGTTTCAGGAAAAGGGGATGTATTTCGACAGCGACAATAAAAATCCATTATGTGCTACCCCCCGATATTCTCTACAGATACCTCATATGAAGGTATCTGTAGGGTTCGATAATCTTTCTCTCAAGCGAATCGCAGCAGGTATACTCACCGTACTCGCCATAGACGGTATATGGCTGGGGGGTCTTTCCAGATATCTTGGTGTATATGATGGGCATGTTGACAGTCTGCCGACCTGGCGTTATATGACAGCCATGATTCTGTACGCCCTTATTGCAGCCATAGTCTCATCCGCAATCATTCCACCCAGCAACTGCGATGCTATGAAGCTCGGTGCCCTTGTTGGATTCTTCGCATTCTCCGTATTCAACGTAACATCATGGGGAATCAATAAAAAATGGTCAGCTACAACAGCCCTGATCGACACAACCTATGGCACCGTGGCCTGGTCCCTCCTACTAGGAGGCCAATCTATGATCGGATAGACTTGTATGTGCCAGCGATATATGAGACATTCTCATATCCTCGAGATTTGAGCTTCTCAGAAGCCATACGAGCTCTCTGCCCTGTGTTGCAGTATACAACGATTTGATGTGTCTTGCTGGGTACAGGAATCTTAGCTGAACCTATCTTCCCAAGGGGGATAGATTTAGCTCCTTTGTAGTGCCCCAAGCGATATTCATCTGATGTACGAACATCAATGACCACCGCACCATCTTTTAGCATCGTTGCAGCTTTAATACCAGTTACTAACTGTGGTCCCGAATAGGTGTAGTACATAGTACCGGCAACGATAGAGTAGAGAGCAGCACTGATGCCCGTGTAAAGAAAGAATAATGCCTTGTCCATTAGAGTGTAGAGAGATATTAGCGGTGCTGAGCACTCCAAAACTTCAACCAGAATGTTGCCCGAGATAGCATAGCCACTGGATGTTGGCTCTCTTTTGGTGTGGCTTCCTGGACATATGTATTAGGATACCCTGGATCGGGGTGCTGCGTAGACATCCACCACTCGCAGTACTTCGGGTCAGTCTTCCTTGCCCAGCGGCCAGGGATGGCATTCTCAACAGGAATGAAACGTCTCAGGAATCGGAACATTTTTATTTTTATTGCAGGACCCAAGAATTAAATTCTAAATCAATTTTTTGTCAGATCTCTTACCATAAGGTTTATCTCATACAATACATAGGCCTACATCTCCGAATTTGTAGAACGATGGGTCTAAAGAGTCGGTACGAGTGCATGGGATGCTCTCTCAATCGTGTCCTCCGCACGGATTGATGTATCGAGCAATGTAGACCATTCTGAACCCCGTTGGAAATGATGGGGCGTTAATGACCGCAACGCCTGACGGATCTCATGCGATGGCATCTTCCGAACCAGAACAGCGTGTGATACTGCATAGAACGCTAGCTCCTCAACGCGGCGGGTCTGCCGTGGAGCCCCGTCCTTGTTGCGACCCAGGGGCAGATGCAACGGGGGGCAAGCCACACCATCACCATCAACAAGTAAAGCTGACCCGCTACTTGTGGATTCACGATAAAGCATTTGCACTGCAGCTACGACAAGCGGGAGTTGCTGGGTGGTAACGTCCATCCATTCTGAGTCTCCAGACTCGTTGCCCACAGCAAGAACATCTAGAACAGCTTCGGATGGCAAGGGGTTCGACACAGCCCCTGCCGCCCAAAGCCCGAGACCAGTGCATAGTGCAACAACCATTTGGCGATCTCGAAAGACTTTCGCAGACACTATTAACTTGAGAGCACCCTCAACACGTGAACAAACGGTACCGAAGTTGTCAGTAGAGGATGTATCACCCCCAAGCGATACCGCATTCAGCATTTCTGGAATGGTGACCGGCGACTTGAACCGGTTCAAACTAATGAATACCTTTGTCTGTATTGGTCGCGGGAGGTCTTTGTACCAAATCACAGGTATCTCGCGGCTATCCAACCAATCCTGTTCATCAGGAGTCATGACACGACTTGGCCAGGTGGGGCCCGATGGAGTACTCGAATAGAATACACTCTGTCTATCCGATGACATCTTCGAAGCCAAGCCATATACATTGTCATAGTAGCTGCACAAGGCTGTTAGCCGTGTTTTCCCATCGAGAGGCTCGATAATAGTAGTCTTCACACCCTCGACACGCATAATAGTCCGATTCAGATGGAAAGGATCCAACCCAACGGTCTGCTCATAAACGGAGTGCACATACTGTGTGTCGAACTCCAATCTCTTTTTTGCAGACCGGTGCGGGTTCTCCCGCTGGATGGGCGGGATTCTCATAAGATGGTTCGGTTGATTGCTTGGACCACACCCCAACATCGACATCAAGTCCCCCAAGGGAATCTGTTCCATCTTGTGGACAGACTGCCCCCGAACATTCGTTCCTTTCAGCATATTCAGCGGTTGTTATTATGGTATAATATGCTATAGTAACAGTTCAATTTGTCTCTCTACCGACGCATGCTCTTGCGGTCTGATCGACGCATTCGCCATGTCTGCCATATGGCGACATAATACCCAATTCCTAAAAATATTGCGTATAAGCATATGAGGATGCATCACCAGAAAAAGAAACAACAAAGAAAGTCCGCAAGCATAAGCGTACGAAACGGCGTAACTCTGGTCGCAAACGGAGAGCCACAAGGCGGAAGTAGATAACAAGCCCAAGTGTATACACGGGGTTGTTACTTAGTTAGAATTGGAATTTGGATTGAAGCAAGTCGTGACTTACTTAGTTCGAGTAGGCGAGACCACCCATACCGCTCATGATCCGCAGCACGTTGTAGTTGGTGGCGTACACCCGGACGTTGGCCATACCGCCAGCCCGAACGGTGTTCGCGGACACAACCATCTGGATCGAGGCGTTGTCGATCCGCGAGAAGTTGCAGGTGCCCGACGGCTGATGCTCCTCCGGGCGGAGGGCGAACGAGTACACGTTGATACCAGTGGCCGGGGTGGAGGTGTGGTGTTGGAACGGCTGAACCAGGTCGAAGTACGAACCGAGGCGCTCCGAGAAGCGGTCCTGGCCGTTGAGGAGGAGCTTGGCGCAAACAACTGGGTTGCTGCCCCAGCAGTTCTGCGACCGCGAGCTCTCGGTGACGACCGCGGCAATGGCCCGGGCCGGACTGCAGTGGAGAGCCGGGCAGTTGGCAAGACTGCAGCTATCGCAGTCAGCACCACCCTTGGCGGCGTTTGCTTCATCGGCATTCGAAAAGCCCCCTCCGAAGCCGTTCCCGGCTGTCCCCCTGTTTTGCTGAGCTGGGGTGACCTCGGAGTCGACCTGAAAGCAACCACCGCTGTCCTGACCGCCCGCCTCTTCCGGATCGTTAGGGATGCCGTTGCCTTGGAACCCGGTCGCGGTGGGCTGGCTCAAGCCGCAGTAAGGGCCGATGCAGCTGGTCTTGCCGAGGCTACTTCGTATGAAGGTGCCGCCGTTGTTGCTCGCGTTGCCGAGGTCGAGACGGTAGTTCAGTGACGACCGCGGGAGACCATCCAGCTGGTCAGTGTAGTTGAACGGCTGGGCACCGAACAGCATGTTCTGCTGCTGGAATGCCTGGAACTGACCGCAGTAGTCGACATTGCACGACGGCTGAACAACCCAGATGAGTTCCTTGCATGGGTGATTGAAGTTAAGCTGGATCTTGTTCGACGAGCTACCAATCGACTGGTCGCCAGTGAACTGGAGCTGCTCGATGAGGTACTCGTGTGGGTTCTGGGCCATCCGGCGCCGCTCGTCGGTGTCGAGGAACACGTAGTCGACGTAGAGCGAGGCACAGACAAGGCAGGTGTTGGTGTACACGTTCTCTGCCTTCGCGAAGTAACCGGACTCTGTCTCCCTCCCCCCTGCACCGTTGTTTCCGCCTCGATCGTCGCGATTGGCCTGCACAGCCCACAACATGTTCTCGAGATAGTTCATCTCAAGGACAATCTTGACCTCGTGGTACTGGAGAGCAATGAGAGGGATCGCGAGACCCGGGTTCTTGCAATACCAGAACTGCAGCGGAACGTAGAGGGTCGAAGTCGGGAGTGCATTACGGTGAACGCAACCAGTGCCGCACACCGAAGCCGATGTGTCACAGATGGTTTCAACATCCTTACCGCAGCAAGTGGCGAGGTAGGTGAGCTCGGTAGTGTTACCGACCATCTTATTGTAACCCTCCTCCTGGCTAGCGGTGATAGTCAGCTGGTTCCAGATGTGCATCCAGTCACCGTACTGACGGTCGATCCGCTGACCGCCAATCTCGACCTCAACGCAGCTGATAATCTGCTCACCAGGGTAGTCGAGCCATCTGGCGTGCGACGGTGCACTGTTCTTGTAGGTTGCACCGACGGGGACAACCACCCCCTCCAGCGCCTCCGTCTGGATCTTCGGGAGAGTCACCTGAAGATAAGTCCTGTAGGCGAGGTCACCGTTCCGGCTGATGGTGCAAGTGACCCGGCGACCGAAATCAGCCTGGCCGTTGAAAGTTTGTTCAATCGACTCTGTGGCGAAGTTGGTGTATCTGCGGTATGTAACCTTCCAGAAAGTGATCTGCGGGTTGCCAGTAAGGTAAACGTCCTGAGCGCCGTATGCGACAAGTTGCATCAATCCGCCTCCCATTCTATACTATTGCTAAAGAAAAGATTCCGCGGATTTGCCCCAAAAGAACGCTATCGCCTACATTCCATCAGAGACTCCAGCATGTTTCTCGATAAAGGTATAGAGAAAGTCCTTGGAAAACACCTCCTTCTTGCCCTCATGTGGTTTGCTAAACACGTATTGTTCTCGCTGCTTCCTCACAGACCACCCATTATCCAATGCACTGAAAACGAACATGATCACCTTCTGCTCTTGAACAGAGTTCAACATAGCCTACTGGTGTGAGAGAAAGAGCGAATGGGAATTTTCCGCTTAAACAGATGTTCCCTCAACAAAAGTATACGAAGACATGTTTAAACCTCCACCTTCATCGAAGGAAGATATCACCCCCCCCCAAGCCACTCTGGATGCCCTGCACACTAAGATAATGACCGGATTAGCGCTAGAGAAGGAAGGACTCGACCGAGAAAGGGAATCAATCTCGAACCGAGATTGTATAAATTCTGCTAGAAAACTCCGCTTCATCGCCAAAAAAGAACGGGCCCTGGAGAAGCGACATCAAGAATATCTACTCGACTCATCATCCCATGTTTTCAGTTATTTCGAGAATAAGAAGGAAGTTTCCGACGGAGGTAGTACTAACAAGAAACTACTATCATCATTCTTCTACGGTCATCGGGAAGAGCCATCCACAGCCAGCTCAGAAACAGAACAGTACATGGAAAAGTACGATGATAAAGGTTTCTCCATGGACAAGTATGTCGTGAATGTATCAGAGTGCATGTGTGGGGGAGAACTCGTGCCTGTCATAAGCGAGGGTGTCTCCATCTGCCGCCGATGCGGTGTTCAAAATAAATACATCGTCGAGCACGAGAAACCTTCTTTTCGAGAACCTCCTAAAGAGGTTTGCTTCTATGCTTACAAACGAATAAATCACTTCAGAGAGATACTTGCACAGTTCCAGGCCAAGGAAACCACTCAGATCCCCGAGAAGGTTATTACTGCAATAAAGCATCAAGTGAAGAAAGAGCGTATGAGCATTTCTGATCTCACTAACCAGAAAACGAAAGATATTCTGAAGAAGCTCAACTTCAATAAGTACTATGAGCACATCCCATTTATCAAAGACAAACTTGGGATCAAACCTCCAGTAATGCCACCTCGACTAGAAGAGAAGCTGTGCAGTCTCTTTCTCGAGGTGGAAAAACAATATGCAAAGCATTGCCCCGACTACAGGGTGAATTTCCTCAATTACTACTATGTCCTATACAAGATGTGCGAGCTTCTAAAGGAGAAACAGTTTCTAAAGCACTTCCCAATGCTGAAAGATCCCGTTAAAAGGATAGAACAAGATGCTATATGGCGTAAGATCTGTGGTGACTTGGGCTGGGCATTCATTCCCACTATGTAGTTCTCTCTATCGAGGACAACATAGTGCTAGTTTAGACCTTCAATCCGCCACCCGGGAAATTAACAAGGTTGCCGCCGATGCCAAAGCCGGCACCACTCCTGGCAGCACCGCTAAGCTGCGGGGCATAGGCGTCGAGAATAATGAAAGTACAGGCTCCAACTAAGGCAATAAGTGCAACCTCGTCGACACGGATCTGCTTCTTCGGGATAGAGTAGGCAGCAATGGCAATAACAATACCCTCAATCAAGTATTTGATGAGGCGAGTGATCAGAGACCCAATGTCGAAGTAGCTTCCTAATGCATTACCAGCCATTTATAACCTCCGTACAGAAAAAAACACATAGTACATTGTGTTCATGCCCTAAACGGCTTAAACCTCATTGAATATTCATCAACTATATGCCTGCCACTGTCGAACAACCGACTCTCTCAGACGGTTCTGCTAATCCTCGCTATGTCGATCTGCTAGACCAGGACCCGCCCCTGGCTGGCCAGAAATTTGTATGTCTTTCCTTCGTCTCTCCAGAAAACATCCTCAAAGACAAACAACACTTCTTCTTTGAGCAATTCCTAAAGACTTATGAGCTACGAAAGGGCATCGAGAAGTTTACTCAATTTCTGGCATTCGTATCTTACAAGCACGGACTAGACCTCGCGGCCCTAAACACCGACTTCGAGAGCTATGTCCTAGAAGAGAAAAATAGTATTGCTGGATCCGATATCACTGAAGAATTTAAGACATTCATCGAACAGAACGACGAGCGGTTATGCAAACAGTTCGATCAGTCCCATGAGTTCCAGACCTCTGTGCGATCACTTAAGATCCGTGGATCCTACGGAACACAGGAAGAAGCCGAGATCCGAGCCAAAACTCTGCGTAGAATGGACGATGCACATAATATCCTCGTTGGTGAGGTAGGCACATGGATGCCATGGGACCCAGAAGCATACAAAACTGGTCGTGTGGAGTACCTCGAAGGACTCCAGAACCGACTCATGCAGGAGAAGCAAAAATCAGAAGCCGCCGCAAAAGAACAGTTCGAAGAGCGTGTCAGAGAGAAAAAGAAGTCCGCTATCGAGGAGAACAAGAAACGAGCAGCCGAAACTGGGCAGATACTCACTCAGGACATCGATGATGCAGGGAACCTTATTCCAGTAGGTCCAGCTATTGGACTCACTACGCTGCAAGCAGTTGCAGAAGACACCTTTGAGAACGCGTCTGCGTCGATCGAAGCCGAGCTAATGAAAGGCAATATTAACAGAAAAGTTGAATAGAGTATAGTCGCTCCTTTAGTTATATGCCCAAGAGTGCCAGATGCTCATGCACCGGATGTAGAACAAAACTGTCGATACTTGACAAAATCATATTGTGCAGATGTGGCAAAAGCTTTTGTGCCAAACACCGCCTTTCTGAAAGCCACAAGTGCGATTACGACTACAAACAAGACAAAGTTAACTTAATTTCCATAAAAGCAGAGAAGGTTCCAGCTATCTAATCACCACGAACCACTACCATGTTTCTTAACAGTAACTGCAGGTCCTTTCTTACGACCTGCCGTTGCACTCTCAAATGAAGGACCGTCATCGTCATCAGAGTCCATATTCCTAGATAGATCCCAATACTCCCTCGATCCCAAGCGGAACTCACTGCGAGCCTCAGCCTTGTACCAGAATATCGAGTCTTCCAACTTATTTGACTTCACGTTGTTGTCAATCACCAAGCACTCGTAATTCTCTGTACACTGGTCCATCACCTGGACAAATGACTCGAACGTTGGGAACATTCCAGCATAGTTCTCGTAAATACGCCGTTTGTTCGACAACACCGGTTCCCTTAAAATGAAAACATAGTCGATGTTTGTTCTAAGATTCGGAGGGACACCTAGGGGGTACTGCATCGTAATCACTAGCATGATCTTCCAATGCCTTCCGTTCATGAAGAGCAGACGCATCAATCGGTCTCTAGTCCACTTGTCATCGTAAAGACAATCGTCCATGATCACGAAACATCGTGCATCAATCGCACCAGACACCCTCCTGGGTTTCTTCAGTTCCTTCAAAACTATCCGCTGACGCTGGAGAACATTCTCTATAAGAACACTCTGATACTCCTCATGGATGAACATCTTGGGAACTATCTTTCCGTAGAAACCATTACCAGCCTCTGTCCCTGATATAACTGTACCCACTGGTATGTCCTGATGGTGGTAAAGGAGATCACGAACCAAGAAACTTTTCCCAGTGTCACGCCGTCCAATGAGCACTATCACCGGACCACTACTCTGTTCAGTTGGAGAGAACTTAATCGATCGCATATCAAATCTCTTTAGGGCAAGAGTCATTTGTAGTAGTAGCACATTAACCATGCCTCATAAGAACGAAATGCTGTGTTTGAACTTTGAGTTTATATCCTTATGTATGACCAATGTCATTCAGTGTAACTTATAGGAAAGCAAAAGACAAGTCCCTCCTCACCGCTCTAACCGAAACCACGGGATTGCTATCACCTCAAAACTACAATCCTATCCATGAACTTTTCTTTGGGCTGTCGCCTTCCAACGCCCCAAATGTAGTATTTGGGGCCCCAGAATACATTACTGCAATCAAGAGCAAGCACGATGACAACCACTATACTATTACCATCAACAACCAAAATGGATTGGCTAAGGATGTCGATACATTCATCAAATTCTCTCCGATACTTGATCCTCTAAAACATGTGTCTGGTTGCTACACCGAAGACGACATTCACGGACTACCCGTATTCGGAGGAGCGAGTCATTCACACCCCAAAGCCTCCCGGCCAAATAATAGCTCCTACATTGACATGCTATGCTCACTATTATCTACGCATCTAAACACTAGCACTGGAATACCCAACCTACTGAAATTCTATGGGTCATTCCTTGGTGTAAAACATGAATATAGATACATGATTACTGATGATATCGACGCAGCATACGAATCAAACTTCTTCACCAGCAACCTTGGCTCGAAGTTCGTACTCGAAGGATCGCTACCCTTCAGGACAGACTCTCTGTCCGCAAAACCACAACTTCAAATGGGCGAAATGTGCTCTATCGGGGATATAGAGATCCCTACTCTCCACGATGAGGTATTCACACCCCAAATATCCGAACCAAGTACGGTCGCACCTCAAGTAATAGAGCTAGTGAAACCCAAAGCCCTCGACTCAGAACCAAGCGACTCAGAACCAAGCGACTCAGAAACTAGCGATACTGAAAGTGAGTATGAGTCTTCACCAGGAGGCAGCTCATTAAGCGATTTCTCCGGGCAAGCCTCCGACAACAGTGATTCTCAGACAGAAGACGAAGAGGATGCTTTCTGCCGTATGAGCAAATTCCCCTGCTCCGCTATTTTTCTAGAAAAACTCGAAGGAACACTCGAATCCCTGATAACGGAGGATTCGCCATCTGATAGAGAATGGGCATCAGCCTTGTTCCAGACAGTAGTGAGCCTCGTCATCCTCCAGAAGAGCATCGATTTCACCCACAATGATCTACACACGAGCAATGTAATGTGGACGCACACAGACCGAGTTTTCCTATGTTACAAGATCGGTGGAAGACACTACAAAGTACCAACCTTTGGAAAACTATTCAAGATCATTGATTTTGGTCGCAGCATATTCACATACAATGGAATAACCTTTGCAAGCGACAGTTTCGAGAAAGGAGAAGATGCCGAAGGGCAATACAATTATGCACCCTTCCATGACCCTAACAAACCTAGTGTGCCCCCGAACAAGTCATTTGACATATGTCGCCTGGGGTGTTCTCTCTTTGATTTCTTTTTCCATCGCCCCCCGAAAGAAACAGATGATCTCTCCGAACTAGAAAAACTAATAGCGAAATGGTGTCAGGATGAACAAGGGAAAAACATCCTTTATAAGGCAACCGGAGAAGAGAGATACCCCGGATTCAAGCTATACAAAATGATCGCACGTCGTGTAACTGGACTAGAGCCCTACAACGTACTAGCAAGCGAACCATTATTCACCCAGTTCCAGTGTCCAAAAAAGCATATAAACAAACTTCCTGTCCACAATATCGATGACATCCCCTGTATGACTCAGAAGTTAGGCTCATTGGTGAACACACCCACCGTCTGAAACGTCTTCTCGGCTATATATGCACTAACATAACCGGCAACAGAGACTGCAACAAAAACACCAATGCCATCCGTTGCTAGCGATTTTGGTACAAGCGTTTCCTTTCTAATGTACTTTCTCTCGATCACCTTCCAGATAACAAAAGCTATGGCCCCAGCAAAGGCTAACGTATACACATTATCATCCATTTCTTGATAGGACGATAATGTTTATCTATATCAAACGAACTATAGTTCCTCGATCAACCCCGCCAAGCTTCCAGCCGGAGCTGCAGATATTGTCAACGAATCGTCATCATCATCGGGGAAAATAGCACCATGGATAGGAGTAGTCTTGTTCGCTAGAGAAACAATGTCCTTTGGTGCTTCGACCAAACCCACCTTATTAGTTCCCATATCCAGTACCGCATCAGAGTTATTAAATCCCACCTTGGGTTTCCCTGATGACATTGCATGTGGTACCGATGAGGGAGAATCAGAACTCTTAACTACCTCCACGGTATCAGCCTGACCCAACTCTGTAGCAGTCACTATTGTCGGGGCTACAACCTTAGTCGGCTCAATAACAACATCTACCTTATCAGCCACACTCCCCAATATCGTACCCATGGATGCAACAGGCAAATCCGCATGTACGGACTCAACCAG